CCTAAGTACCTCATTCTCCCTTTTTTCTGCACATTTTTTTACTACCATGCCGGACCAACAAACGGTAATTTTAAACGGGCTGGCCGCCTACGCAGGCCAGCGCGATAAGCAGCTGATTCTTCAGATGCTAATGGGCATGACTGCCGCCAAGGACTTGACGCTGAAAACCGGCATTAAGTCGAAGGTGCAGCTCACAAAGCTGACCGTGGCCAGCCGTATGCGCCCCTACTCCAACAAGTTCGAAGCCACCACGTCGGGCGCCGAGTTCAGCGACCGTGCCCTGGAAACCCAAGTGGGCAAAGGCGAGTGGCTGGTGGACGTAATGGAGTTCCGCGAGAGCTACCTGGAGGAGTTGCAGCTGGCCGGCATTGCCAAGCCCGAGCAGGCGGCCGTTCCGTTCTCGACGCAGTTTTGGAACCAGCAGATGGAGGCCTGCGCTACGGACCTCGACCTGAATACCATCTACAACGGCGTGTATAACAAGGCCGGCACCACGGCCAAGGATATCACGGACGGCTTTGGTACCATCCTGGCCCGCGAGATTGCCAACCAGAAGCTCACGGCCAACGTGACCGGCGCAATCACCAGCGACGACGCCGTGGCCCAGGTAGAGTATATGTACCGCCGTCATAACGCGAAGTATCGCCAAATGACGATGAACGCGTACATGAGCTACGCCACCTACGATAAGTATTGCGACAACTACCGCGAGCGTTTCAAAGTGCGCAGCTTGCCGGATAACTTCCTGCAAACCAGCATTGATTCGAGCGGCGGTAAGTGCTTCCTGAAGCCCGTGCTGTGGATGAATGACAGCCAGCGCATCATCGTAACCCCGAAGGAGAATATGCTGATTGGCACCGACCGCCTGAGCGACCTCAACACCATCCGCACGCAGCCGGATATGTGGGTACTGAAGGCCGGCGTAGCCGTCAACATCGGGTGCCAGTTCCGCGACCTGGAAGTGTTGCAAGTCAACGACGTAGCGTAAGCAGCGGCCCCCTTTTTTCCTTCACCCCCGCCGCCAGTGGCCGGTCCTACCTAGGGCCGGCCCAGCTGCTGCACCAATTCCGCATCGACATGGCCACCGCCGCCGAAAAAGAACAACTAGCCGCCCTACAGGGCCAGGTTACGAGCCTGCAAACGCAGCTCACCGACAAAAAGGAAGCCCTAGAGGCCGCTTACGCCAGCCGCGACCTGTACGCCCAGGAAAATAGTAAGCTGACCGCCGACCTAACCCGCGAAAAGGCCGAGCACGACACCACCCGCCGCGAGCGTGACGAGGCCCAGGGCCAGGTAAACGCCAGTGCTACCATCATTGACGAGCTGAACCAGGAGCTGAGCGCCGCCCAGGAAGGCAGCCACAGCGCCGGCCACGGCGAGCAGGAGGTGGAGCACGAAGGCCAGGCCTACCGCGTGGTAATTCCCGCCTTCCAATTCCGCGGCGAGGACTACACCGCCGCCGACGTGACCGAAGGCAGCGACTTGCTGGCCGACCTGGTACGCATCCAGTCCGGCGTGCTGGAGCTGGTGGACTAGGGCCAGCGCCCCCTCATTCAATCAATTTTCTCACACTCTTTTTTTCTGCATAAGCACTTACTAGAATGGACGTTCTAAAAGTTCTTGACCTCGATTTTGCAGTAGGTCAGATTAACATGGGCGGTCTGCGCGGCGAGGTGTTTTACACCGCCGCGCAGCACGTGGAAACGTGGCCCGCACTCGACGCTGACGGTGTAACCTACTCGACCGCGCCCGTACTCAAAAAAGGCAAGCGTTGGGCCAAGGTCTACACGACCAAGGACACGGCCGGCGTGACCGACAAAGGCGTGGGCGAACTCGACGGCGGTTCCTACGAAACCGAACTAGAGTTTTTCCACCCTAAGATTCGCGTGGAGCTGATTCAGCTCGTCAACATCTTCACTAACGGCGGTTTCATCTTCGTAGTGAAAGACGGTAACGGCCTGCGCCGCGTGGTAGGGAGCCCCGAGTTGCCCGCCTATCGTTCGGCTGAGGACGTGAACGCAGGTAAGGCAGCCAAGGACCGCAACGGTGTATCGTTCAAGTTCAACGCATCGAGCCCGACACCGGCGCCCATCTGCAACTTCGATATCTCACTGGCTGAAGTAGTCTAAGGCATGGCTGAGCACCTACCCAGCCCCGAGCTTGCCGGCAAATACGAGGTAATAGGGATTGTTCCCGGCCCGGTCGAAAGCATAGCCTGCGGGCGCATCGACCTGCGCACTATTAGCCTGGCCACCGCCGACAAGCTGCACGCCACGGGCAGGTTCCCCTACTTGCGCGCCATTCCCCCAGAGCCCACGGGCGCACCAGCCACCGCGGCAGTAGCGACCCCCAAACCGGCCACCCCCAGGAAGCGCACCAGAAAGGCCTCAGTCTAAGCCACCAAAAAAGCCCTGCACAGTTTTGTGCAGGGCTTTTTTGTGCATCTTTGCCGCCGGAGGCACGGCGCCAGTGTACAGGTGGTGCTGTTACTGTGGCATCGTGGTTGGTGCCCGCCGTGTCTCTTTTTTGGGCGCTAAGACCTGCAATTGCAGGCCCGCACATTGTCCTATTTTACGGGTAAACTGGTGGCGTGCTTCACATCATGGAAGCCCACCAACTCATTAACGCCTGGCTTAATAGCCGGCAGGACTACGACCAGGGCCTGGCACTGGCCAAGGCCCACGGGGTAGGCGGCCCGCAGCTGGCACTGCTGCAATCCGGCCGCAACAAGTACACGCAGGGCAAGCTGCGCACGGCCCTGAAGGAGCTCCACGAGCAGCTGGTGGCCGAGGCTGGCCAGCCCGTGGCGCGCGCCGCCCAGGTACTCGACGTGGCCAGCCCCGCGCCCGTGCCCGCCGCGGCAGCTGCACCAGCTGAAGCCCCGCCCGAGCTGGTGGAGCTGCGCAAGCGCCGCGCCCAAACCTTCAAGCAGGCCAACCACCATTTCGGGCAAATGCGCGTGGCCACGCCCGGCCCTGAGCGCAAGGAGCACGCCAAGGCAGTTAAGCGCCTGTTTCGTGAAAACGCGGCGCTGTGGAACGCCGAGGCCTATTACCTGGAGTACGGCTATTTGCCCCAGGCCACGGTGGCCACCTTCGACCGCACCGACCTGCGCGCCGTGGAGAAGCGCCGCAACACCCTGCGCACCTACCTGAGCAGCGCCAAAGGTGGGGGCCGGGCCATCCGTAAACCCGAGCAGGTGGCCACGTGGAAGGCCGAGCTGCTGGAGCTCGACCTAATACTAAATCATGGGTAGCCTATTCCCCCGCAGCGCGACCAAGCCGCGCCCCCTCGACGCCGCAATGGGCGCCGTGCAGCAGATGCAGCCCAAGGCCCGGCGCCAGAAGCTAGGGCCCGTGCAATTCGCCGTCTGCAATTCGCGCAAAGTGCTACAGCAGCACCTAGGCGACTTGCAGCCCGGCCATACCTACGTCTACCTGACCGGCGGCAAGTGGAGCAACCACCAGCTACTCCAATACCTACTCGAAAAGACCGGGCCGGCCGACGTGTACGCCACGACCTGGACCATTACCGAGGCCCCGGTACGCGTCATGCAGCAGCTACTCGACAGCGGCGCCATGCGCAGCCTGACCCTGCTAACCGACCACCGCATTACCAGCCGCGCCCCGCAGGCCTGGCAGCTCATGCAGACCCTGAACGCCACGGTGCACCTGAGCAAGTGCCACGCTAAGGTGACGGTGGCCATCGGTGATACCCACGGCATCGTGGTAATCAACTCGCAGAATATGACCAACAACCCGCGCATCGAAGCCGGCACGGTCCTATTCGACAGGGCCACCGCCGAGTTCATGCGCGACGCCATTCTAAGCGAGGTGCAGCAGCCCGAGCTCATCAAACTGAAAACCCGCCAACCTTCTGCAAAATGATTGATAAAGTACGCTTATACGCTGGCTGGCTGGCCGGCATCCTGGCCGCTGGCCTATTCCTGACGGACTGCTTTGGTGGCCACCGCGAGCACGTGGCCGGCACCGTGACCGACCGCATTTATCACGCCGATTATTGGTCGGTGGATTGCTCGACCGACGACAAGGGCAAAACCACGTGCACGACCAATTACCACCCGGCCGAGTACTGGCTGCGCGTGCGCAGCTGGGAAGGCCTGGAGAGCGTGCGAACCAGCGAGGCCAAGTATTACACCATCCACGAAGGCCAGGCGCTTACCTACAGCCGCATACGGACCAAGTGGAGCAAATACACGTGGGGCAACAGCTACTAAGACCATGCGAGAAGCCTATTTGACCGGCTCGCTGGAGCCCGGCCGTAACAAGCCACTGACCGAAGTAGAGCAGTTTCTGCTGCACGATACCGACCCCGAGGCCTACACCTTTTACGACTGCCTGACCCACGGCCTTTTCGCCACGGCCAACAGCCTAGGGCTCACTTCAGCCGCGTGCCCCCACGGCAAACTGAAGTGCAGGCACGTGTACGAGGTGCCCGACCCGCAGGGCTACAGCGAGCGCCACCACGCCAGCCAGTACCCCGTGGCCGCGCCCGTGGCCAGCCACCCGGCGCCGGCACCTATGCGCGTGCTGCCACCCGAGCCTGAGCAGTGGCCCCCGCAGGACGACCCCGCCCTGGAGGAACCCGCCGAGCCCGAGCTAACCGACATCGAGCACTACGCCAGCCTGCAATTCTCGGCCGCTGAGGTCTGCGTGATGCTAGGGCTAGACTACCAGGCGCAGCTACGCAGCCCCGAGTTCCACCAGCAAATGCTGAAGGGCAAGCTCATCATGCAGGCCCAGCTGCGAGAAACCATTTTCCAGCACGCCAAGAACGGCAGCGCCCCGGCCCAGGCCGAAGCCCTCAAACTAATCCGTCAAGCCGAGATAAACGCCGCTGGCCACAATGAGTAACCTAACGCTGAGGTCGGACGCCGACCAGATTAATATGTACCTCATCGGCAAGGGACCGGCTAAGCTGAGCCCCGCCCTGGAGGAAAAGCTGGAGAAGCTGCAAAAAGTCGATTCACTGCTGGCCCGTGATAAGAGCGTGCGCGTGGTGGCTGGTAAGCTCATGAATCTGTGGCCCGGCGAGTGCAGCCTGGCCACCGCGTACCGGCTGATTGGCGAGGCCCAGGAAGTTTTCGCCACCGAGCAGCTGCACAACCGCAGTTTCTATATCGACGCGCTCATTTCCGACGTGGCCAGCACCAGGGCCAAGGCCCTAGCCGCCGGCGACCTCAAAACCGTGGCCGCCTGCGACAAGAACATGGCCGCCATCATCGAGAAGTTCATGGGCACCAACGACGCAATGCCCATCGAGAAGATTCAGCCCCCGCGGCTCACGTTCGGGTTTCTGCCCGAGCTGGCCGGCCAGGCGCTGCCCGATGATTGGGAGGCCCAGGTGGCGAACATCGTCAAGGTCCGGCGTACCGGCGTGGTGGCCGACCACCCCGATTTTCAGGACGCGCAGATTGTGGACGAAACCAAGGCCGCCGGCGGCGCCGCGGCCGATGCTCGCGAGGCCTGAAGCCCGGAATCTTCGACGAGCAAAAAATGCCCTCACGTGCAGGGTTCAAACGATTTGCCCGTGGACCCTGAAATGAAGGGTGCACGGGCAAAAAAAATGCAAACAGGATAAAACCCATGAGTACGTTTATTCCCGAGCCCGCCGAGCAGCAGCGCCACCTCAACAAGCCGCAGCTGCGCGCCCTGGCCATCGACGCCCATACCCAAGTGCATATGTGGGGCCGCCGTACCGGCAAGACCGAAGGCCCCGGCGGCGCCTTCACAGCCCGGCGCGTGCACGATATGCCCCGCGCCAATGGCATCCTGATGGGCACCACTTACGAGCAGCTGCTGACCCGTACCATCCCGCCCCTGGTGGCCGCATGGGAAAAGCTAGGGTACTACCAAGACGTGCACTATTGGGTACGCAAGCGCCCGCCGGCAGGGCTGCGCATCCCGAAAGCCTACCGCACGCCGCTGAAATACGACAACTATATCCAGTGGTACAACGGCTCGGGTATGTACCTGGTGAGCCAGGACCGGCCCGGCTCGATTAACGGTATTTCGTCGCAGTGGCTCTATGGTGACGAAGCTAAGTTTCTGAACGTGGAGCGCCTGCGCGAAGAAGCCATGATTACCCTATCCGGTATGCGTGACTTGTTCGGCCACTTGCCGCACTACCTGGCCACGTGCTTCATGTCGGATATGCCGCTGGCCAATAAAGGCAACTGGCTATTTGAGTACGAGGCCAAGATGGAGAGTGAGGCCTGCGAGCTGGTGCTGCGCCTGGTGATGGAGTACGGCCGCATCGAGCAGCTGCTGCCGCAGCTCAACACCACCCAGCAGCGCAAAGCCCAGCGGGAGCTGGCCAAGCTCCAGGGCCACATCGACCAGCTGCGCACCGGCCTGACCCACTACAGCGAGGCCTCGACGCTCGATAACGTGCACGTGCTAGGGCTCAACACCATCAAGCAAATGCGCCGCGACTTGCCCAATGAAACGTTCCAGAGCTCGGTGATGAATAAGCGCGTGGTGCAGGTGGCCAATGGCTTTTACGCCTCACTTAACGAGGATTACCACGGCTACCACGCCCACAACTACCGCCACATCGACAACCTGGTACTCGACTATAAAGACCAGCCGGATAAAAATTCGTTGTGGGACGAGGACGTGAACCCTAGGGAACCCCTCGACATAGGCCTGGACTACAACAACATTTTTAACAGCCTGACCGTGGGCCAGCCCCACGGCCGCGAGTACCGGCTGGTTAATTCGTTGTTTGTCGATTCGCCGTTGTTGCTGGACGACGTGGTACAAAAGTTTTGTGACTACTACCGCCACCACCAGGCCAAGCACGTGCGTTTCTTCTTTGACCATACGGCCGTGGCCGTGAGCGCCAACAAGAGCACCAGCTACGCCGACGACGTTTGTAATATCTTGTACGCCAACGGTTGGACCGTAGAACGCTGCTACTTAGGCCAGGCCTGGAAACACTACGCCCGCTTCCTATTGTGGGGCAAGCTGCTGCGCGAACTCGACAGCAGCCTATTCCGGTTCCGCTTCAACCTGACCAATGCGCGCCAGTGGATGATTAGCGCCCAGGGCGCCAAGACCAAGCGAAGCGGCGAGGAATGGAAGAAAGACAAGGACAGCGAGAAGGTCATTGCAGGCAAGCCCGTCATGCCGCCCCGCGACGCCACCCACTTGTCGGAGGCCGCGGATATGCTGATAGTGGGCGCTGTGACTAAGTGGCTGGCCGGCAGCATGACCGGCTTTGTGGACACGCTCATGGGCTAGGGCGTTGCCTTCGGCCCAGGCTGGTACGGGCTGCGCTTCGCTCCGGTCCTTCGGACTAAACCCTTCCCATCCTTAACGCTACAACGTCAAGAAGTTAGTTAGGCAACGGCCTGCAATTGCACCCCGCAATTGCAGGCCGTTCTGCTTTGCGTCCCGTGGTAGTAGGGGCCGGCGCAATGCGAGCGCAACCTGGTGCGTCCCGTGGTAGTAGGGCCCGCCCGCCCCGGCCCATCGGCCCCGAAAACGGCCCTATTAGCGGCCCTATGCGGCACGTTCGATAGCCTGAACCTTGGCACCGTGCGCCACCGTGGCGCGAGCGTGGCCTGGCGTGCCTGCGCGTGCCC